TTTTGGTTTGGTATTCTAATAGTGGATATGATAGTGACGAAGCAACTAGTGTACTATTACACATGGTTTTAGAGCATGGAGAAATGAAAAAATAATTTATTAGGACTATAAAATAAATAATCTTATATTTAAACATAAATAAATAAAAACAACACATATGAAAATCACAAGCAAAACACTAATGTTATCGTTAGAACACGATATAAAAGTAGGAAACAATGATGCTATTGAAGCAACAGTTATACACCAAGTATTCGTTTATGAAAATAAAGAAGGTAAAGTTGATATTGAAATGGATTTCTGCGATGTAACAAATGTTAAATTCTTGGGAATGTCAATTGAAGAAGGTTATCAAGGATATAAAAAGTTTAAAGAACAAATGAAAGCGCTTGGAATTGATGTAGATCAACTAATAGATGAAGCAGTTGAAGGACTAATCACAGACGAAGATGAAGAAAAACTAAAATCACTCTACAAAGCACAAGTAGGTAATTAAAATAAAGACTTGGGAATACCAAGTCTTACTTTTTATATTTAATTCAATAAATAATTAAAACACATAACAATGGAAAATCACGAATTAACTTGGAAAATTAGAGAATATGTCTTCACAGACAGGAAACCATTTAGCCCTGATGATTTATTTGAGAAAACGAAATATGAATCATTACCTAATGATATTAAAGATGCGATTCAAAGCCTACCTAAAATAGATGGTAAGGAATACTTTGATTTTTCAGAAAATGGTATGGGATTCTACGATGATGTATTAGATGGAGATGTTCAACTATATCTAATGGAATACAATAATAGGAAATTCTTCATTGATACACAAGGGTATAAATATGCTAGATACGTTGCAGAGCTAATTTAATAGGCTCTCACAACTTTTAATAGTATATTTAGTTCAATAAATAATTAAAACACACAACAATGGAAAACTTAGATTACAAAGAAGATCTGTTAAACAGACTAGAAAGATTCTCAGAACAAATAATAGAGATAACAATGAGAATTCAAATAGCAATGATTGATAAGGATATAGAAAAACTAAATCACTTGATTAAGTTTGGTGAAGAAATACAAGCCGAGATGGAAGTATTAATGCTAATACATTCAGCTTTGTATGAAAATGAATTAAACTAATTCATTAGGAACACAAAAACAATAGTAATATATTTAATCAAATAAAAATAAAACATATGAACACAATAGCAGACATTATTTTAGACATAGTGATAGTAACAGTAGTGATATTTGCAATAGCAACAATAGTAGACACGTTTGTAAAAGACTAAAGCTAAAATATTAGGAATATAAGTTAAATAATTTTATATTTAAACATAAATAAAAAATAAAGGTTATGGTAGAAGTAATAGTAGTAGAAGTATTTGGAGAACAAATGCTCTGCGTATTTGATTTGAACTAAACAATAATAGTCAGGTGGCTGAATGGGCTAAGCTATGGTACTCCTTGGCGATACTTAAGCATACAGGTTCGAATCCTGTCCTGACTACAACACAAAAAAACAAATCTATTAGGAATATAAAACACACATTTTTATATTTAGTTCAATAAATAATTAAAACACACAACAATGAACAATCCGTTTAACAAACCATTCAACGAATGGACTATTGATGATTTTCAAAATGCATTGAAAATCACTGCAAATAAACAAGCCGAGACAATTCAAATCGGGCCAACATCACTAAACGTTACAGCACATTTTAGTAATGATATAGTTGAATTAGAACGAGGTGAAACACTACCTAAACCCAAAGACACTAAATATACTAGGATGAAAGCATTTCATAAAGAATTACAAGCATTCATCAATACATTACAAGGTAAAAATGGTAGATTAGATGTAAAAACAATTAAAAGAGCAATAGATAGACTACCAAGAACACATGCAGTGCATACAACTTATAGAGCATATTTAGAAAAATGTAGATGGAAACAAAGACAACAACAATTAGAAAAATGGGGTACAATAGGAAGTTTTTGGGACTTGACTGATTATAACAGGATTAGTAATCATTTAAAATACATGAAGGGATACTATACAGAATTATCACACAAAGCGAGATTAGCATGTTATGGGGGTATTGTTTCGGTATACAAAAGATATATAACAATTCATTAGGACTATAAAACATTCAATCTTATATTTAAACATAAATAAAAAAATAACACATATGAACGATTTAGAAAAAATTAAAAGCAAAGACGATTTAAAATTAGGTAACTACTATTGGGTTTGGGAACCAGGTATGAATCGATGGCATGATGATTTTGAATACTTAGGGTACAATGATTTGAATGATGAATTTGTATTTAGAAAAATAGCTTTTCTTGACAACTGCTATTTTATAAGTGTAAGTAGTCAAGACATAACAAGCGAGGTATGTTTTGGTTACAATTAAACTTATTAGGAACACAAAACAATAAATAGTATATTTAAACATATAAATAAATAAAAAACACACAACATGAGAATTATTAAATTAAAATCAGCAGGTAAACAAGGTGGAGACATCTACATAAACATAGAACAAATAGGTAATTTTTATGATGTACCTACTAAATATGAGTATGGTAGGGTAGAAGAAGAAGCATACACTATTGTAGGGGTAACAACTCATAACAATGGTGGTTTTAAGGTAAAAGAAACAGCTAAACAAATCTTAGGGCTAATAGAAAAATCAAAGGGGATTTAATAGGAATATAAAACAAATAGTAATATATTCAGCACAATAAAATAAATAAAACATGTACATAGCAATTAACAAATTAGATTCAAACGAATATCATAGCTTTGAATGGACTATAGATGATAAACTTATCATTAATGGGAATGTTGTAGATTCAAATGAATGGGATATTGTTGAAGTAGAAATAGTAGAGAGATCAAGTGGGTATTGGATGGTAGGTGAATATGGTGTTGTGGATGGGCCATTTAATTCTTTAAAAGATATTTAATAGGAATATAAGACAATAAATACAAATATACCGATATAAAAATATAAATAGATAAGGATATATGTAGTGTGACAAATACTGATATATTGATATATGGATATGTGAAGAAACGTTGTGTGTGTGATAAAAGTATGGTGTGGGGTGGGGTGTGGAGGTGTGTGTTATGCAACCCTTTTTCCCTGCTCCCCCAACCTTTATTACTATAGTAAAAGAGATATACAGATATACAAAACGAATTCACTAGGACCACACAATTTATTGTTTTATATTTACACATAATAAAAAAAGCACATAACATGAATAAACAAACAGCAGTTGAATGGTTATTTTCTGTATTAAATGACCTAAGAATGGATCAAGAATATGTTAACATTTTACTTGATAAAGCTAAAGAAAAAGAAAAAGAACAAATGATTGATTTTGCTACTGAGTATTTAGAAGATCATTGTTTTGCTTCAGTTACAGGACTTGCTGTAGCTGATATAACTGCAGAAGAATTTTACGATAAGAAATTTAAAAAATAATCCATTAGGCATACACAAGTTATAGTAGTATATTTAATCAAATAAGAAAAATAAATAAATAACAAACAAAAAACAACACAACATGGAAGAATTTTTAATTAAAAAAGTAACAGGTGGTTTAATGGGAATGAAAAACGGAACTAAGCAACCACAAGAAGTAGCTAAATGGTTAGTGAAATTGAAACCATTAAACCCAGGAATGTACGAAGATTTTTTTAACAGGTATAAAGCATTAGTTAAATAAATCACTAGGAACACAAGTTAAACAGTAATATATTAAACACAATAAAAACAAATACATATGAAAGCTAAAAACAAAAAACAAGAAAACAAAGTTGTAGTTGAAGTATCTAACAACGAAGTAAAAGTAAAAGGTAGACCAGTTAACATGAACAGTGCTCGTCAAAAACGATTAGCAGAGCTAGCTTCAAAACGTGAAGCGGGTGAACTAAAACGTGGACGACCAGTGGTTGAAGGTAGTGAACGTCAAAAGCGTTTAGCAGAACAAGCAGCGCGTAAAGCAGCTAATGGTGGAATTGTAAAGTTAGGACGTCCTAAAGCGCTTAAAGAAGCGGACGAACAAAAATAGTGTGTTGTGTGTATATCTTAAGGTAGGCTTTCTAATGGGGCCTACCTTATTTTATATTGTATATTTAAACATAAATAAAAATAAAACACATGAAAAAAGAACAACAACTATTAGAAATGATTGCTAAGGCATTAAAGAACACAATCCAAGAAACCGATAAACAGTGGGATGAAGGTGTTAGTCACGCTCAAATCATAGGTTACCTTCAAGGTGCTATGAAGGGTGTTATTGCGTTTTGTGAGGAGGATAATAAAGTAAAAGACGATACACTAGGATAACATAGTGTACGTTTTTATATTTATCACATAATAAAAAAATAACACACACATGAGAAAATTTAATCGCAACTACAAAACACCTACAACAGCTATTGACATGTTTGATATGGCTAATGAATATGTTGATTTAATAACATGTCCATTGGGTGGACCATATAGTGAAGTAAAACGATATAAGATAGAACAGATATTTGATCAATTACCTGATAAGTATGCTAAAGTTATTAACACATATATTGATAGAAAAATAAATGCATACTATGAGGTGAACGAGGATGGTTTCAGTGCATATGATATGGATCAAGCCATATTGAGAGGTGCATAAGCATTAGGCATACATGATTAAACGCAGTATATTAACACATAATAAAAATAACACATATGAGTATAAATGACATTTTCTATACAGTAATAGCTTCAATAGCATTAGGTGTAGCAGTAGGTATTATGATAGCAAATTTGATTGAAATAATAAAAGATTTTAAAAATAATTTATGAGTAACACATTTAAAACCAAAACCGATGTAGTAAACACATTGGTGGAAAAATGGGGTTGTAAAACAAATTCGTTTTATAACACACCAACAAATAAACACGTGGAAAAATTTTGGACATACAATAGGTGTCTACGATATTTGTTTAAATTGGAGCGTGAGTATGTTAGAACAGAGAATGGTAATGTACATAAAAGTTTATTAGGAGTATAAAACTAAACATAGTATATTATAACATAATAAAAAAATAACACACATGAAAACAAGATTTAAACAACACTGGACTGGGAAAATGATTAAGATTAATACACAACAAGAATTAGTTGAGTGGTTAAAGAACAATCCATGTAAAACAGAGCTAGAGATATGTCAACAATGTTTTGATAGTAAAACACGTGATAAAAAACATGCTGATTTGATTAGACGAGCATTGGATACAAATAAAATTGATCGTGTTAGAGTTAAATTTCATGATGTGGATAATAGGAAATTGTATAGGTATTTTGTAAAGTAGTAAATTAGTAGATGTGGCGGTATACGGGGGTATATATACCGTGTACCGCTAGTACTATAGGACCACGCGTGCCGTATTCCTTGCGGTGGGCGGGGTGGTTGGGACAGGGATATGGATTAATTTTTAGAGTTAGTATAGCTATAGCAGGTCGATGCGTATATATGTATATACAACACAATACACACAACACACACTACAACACAAACAAAAAGCCTAACCTAAAATAGCCCACAATGCGCCACAAAGTTCACTATAGACCCTTTTGTCAAAAATCCAAAGACCCCAACTCTACCAAAACCAAAAATCTTTTTTCATCGAAAAAAATATATACTTATATCTAGATTTGCCTACATAAGTATATCTTTATATATTCAGATATTATGACAAAATTTATAGCTTACATTGTAATAATGGTTATATATTATTTGCTAATAGCATTTATAACCAACATAACTAACATGCTTGAATGGCATTGGGGAATAAAACTCACATATGTCATTTTGGGTTTATACACTATGAATCGAGTGGATAAGACGCCATAATATAATTGATATATGTGTATATCCGTATATACGTATATGAGATGCTCCCGTCGTCTAGGGGTTAGGACATGTCCCTTTCACGGACAAAACACGGGTTCGATTCCCGTCGGGAGTACAAATATTTTGTAATTTTTCTGAAAATTGCATATATTTATGAGTAAATTAATTAATTTAGAAAAACAAATGAAAAAATCTGAACTAAAAGCTATTATCAATGAGTGCATTCATGAGGTATTAGCTGAAGAAGCAGTTGACAAAAAGAAAGCTGCTCTTAAACAAATTAAGGAAATTATTTCCGAAAATGAACTTGAAGAAGCTGAATTAGAAGAAATTTTTGGACTATTTAAAGGTCCTGAAGAAAAGGCTGCTTCATTAGAAGCTGAATTACAAAAGAAAGCTCCTGAAACTTACAAAACTTGGTTAGATACCGTTACTAAATTAGGATGGAAAGAAAAGAAAAATTATGATCTTTTAGCAAAATCAATTGATGCTTATGCTAAGGGATACAATTATCCATCAGACGGAAAATATTATATTAAAAACAATAAATTATTCTTTGATACTAAAAAAGAATCTAAATTTAGTAAAACTGGTGTGACAAATTGGTAATAAACTATAATAATAAATAAAAAAGAGCCGCTTTTTAGCGGCTTTCTTTTTCTAGGATATATTGGTTTAGTTCGTTTAGTGAATCAATTCCTTTTTCACTAATTTTATCTAAAACATCATCTATGTTGAATTGAGACAATATCACCATTTTAACAATATTGTTTACTTCATCAAATCTGCTTTCAATTCCTGGGAAGAATTGTTGGGTCAATTCTGGATTTGTATCTTTTTGTCCAAACAAAGAAACGAATTCTTCAACGTTTTTAGAATCAAAAATTTGCTTAGCCATATTAATCATCTTAATTTGAAGACCGCATTTTTTAGATATTTTTTGGAATTGTTTAACGCATGATTGTTTAATGATAATATAATCAACATTTTTACTTACGTCTGCTGAAATGAGATCATTTGCTAAAAAACTTAGTTCTTCTGGGGTTAGAAGAGATTCCATATTACTAAAAATGTTTTCTATTTCTTCCATTGAATTAGACACATTTACTTGGAAAATCATGAATGGGTCCTTACTGTTTTCAATTTGGATGTCAATCATACTTGCTTTCATAACCTTAATTTTTAATTATTTATATATCTAAATATATGTATATACGTCTTAAAGGCCAAGCTCTTTCGTTTTTTTCTTTTTTAATTGAGCTTGTCCCCCATAAATATTTATATTATATTAACCAATAAACCAAAAAAGAAAAAACAATTATGAAACAGTTTATCATTTTACTTGCTACAGTAATTTTAGTATCATGTGGCTCTTCAACAGGTGAAGCAGTTGCAATCGATACATTAAAAGTAGATTCAATCGCTGTTAAACAAGACACGGTTAAAGTTGATTCTACTAAAGTTGACACTACCACTAAGGTTGTAAAATAATTAGTAAGTAAACATTATGATTAATTGCTTCATATTTATATATGAGGCAATTTTTTTATATAAATAAAATGAATATAAATAGTTTATTTAATTTATTTAATAATGATTATAATGATCCACAAGATGATGAATCATCTTTATTAATGGATTTTTCTGAGCATCCTTTATACTGGATTAGTGGGTTTAATAAAGTAATTAGTAATCACTTATTTTTTACTAAATTTACTGCTAAAATGTTTAAAGATGCTTCCCCTGATTTAGATTTAGAGGAAATGGAAAAAGTTGGGGAACAATTGATGTTTGCTAAAGCTTGGGAATTTATAAAAAATATAAAACTAGACAATATATTTCATGTAGATTGCCTCAAGAATAAAGCTTCTGAGGATTTTATAGATAATGTAATTATAACTATAAATTTTTATGAATCATTAGAAGAATATGAAAAATGTGCTCATTTAAAAAACATAGAAAATAAGCTTAAAGAATTACTTACTTAAGCTTGGCTCGTACAAGTTACAAATGTATATTTGAATTACGGGTTTTGAAGAAATAATAATAAAATAAATAATAAATGTATGAGAAACAGGGAGGTAATTTTAAAAAAATTAGATAGTTTAGAAACAAACCTAAACAAACTAAATTTCGCCTTAAACCAAGGTAACAGGGAATTATATAATGAAACTGTTGAAAAAATGGTAGAACAGATTAGTCAACTTAGAACATATGTTGAATCTGAACCTATAGTAGGAAACGAATTAAATCGAATCTAATTAATAAAAAATAAAAGTTATGAATCTAACAGCAGAACAAATTGCTCAAAATTGGGATACCTTTCTATCTTATATAGATAACTACATCTCAGAACCACGTAAAACTAATTTAAAAAATTTTTATGAAAAATACGCAGAGCGTATAATGTTAATGCCTGCTTCTCATAAAAAAGAATATCATAATGCTTTTCCTGGTGGTTATATTGAACATGTTAATCGTGTTATTGAAGCATCCCTTAAACTACATTCAGTGTGGGAAGAATTTGGAGTTGATACCTCAACATATACAGTTGAAGAATTAGTATTTTCAGCTATGAACCACGATTTAGGTAAAATGGGTGATGACCAAAATGAAGCATATATCCCTCAGACTGATCAGTGGCGTAAAGATAAATTAGGTGAAGATTATAAATTTAATGATCGCTTAGAATATATGTCAGTTCCAGATCGTGGATTACATTTATTGATATCTAATAATATTATATTTACAAAAAATGAAATGTTAGCCATTAAATTACATGATGGTTTATATGATGAATCTAATAAACCATATTTAATGAATTGGTTACCAGAAACTAAACCACGTACTTCTTTAGTTTATATTGTCCATCAGGCAGATTTAATGGCGGCTCGTATTGAATTTGAAAGAGAATGGTTACCAAAATTACAAAATAACGTGTCTTCCCAAGAAAATAATTTTACATTGGACTCGAAAAAATCGGGAAAAAAACAAAATGTTAAAACCAAAGCTTTAAGTAATATTAAAAGTAATGGTTTGAAAAATGTAATGAATGATTTTTTTAAGGATTAATTGAATTAAAATTAATAAATAAAGGTTGTGATTAGTTTCACAGCCTTTTTTAATTTATAAACTATGATGATAACAATTATTATTTTATCTTTAATAATAGTAGTATTAGGTTTTACTACTTATAATTTGTTAAAGAAAAACGAAAAATGTGAAGATGTAATTAAATCGTATGAAAATTATATGCTTAATTTATCCAACACTATTGAATTTTCTAATAAAAAATTAAAAGAAGTTGATGCAAAAGGAAGTTTTGATAGTGATGATGAAATAGGATTTTTCTTTAAAACATTACAATTTTTACAAGAACAATTAAACAACTTTAAAGTAAGCTAATATATGTCAAAAAATTATTTTACTCAAGAAACTGAAAATGCTATAGTAGCTTATAATATAAATTCAGATCCTTCTGAAAGAAGTAGAATTTATAGTGAAAAAATCCATTATGCCTTTTTTAAACTAACTCAAAATATTATCCATACTTTTAAATTTTATTATACTGAAGTAGAAAATATAGAGGATTTACAACATGAAATTATTACATTTTTACTAACTAAAATCCATTTATTTGATCCTTCTAAAGGAACTAAAGCATATTCGTA